ATTTACTTAAATTGAGTAAAGGCATTAGTCTTTATTTACTATTCATTATAAATTTTAATTATCCAAATTTATTTTGTTTACTATATTATAAATAATGGTTGCTGGTGTCGATGCTGTTGATACTGTTGATACTGTTGAAGTTGTTTCTGAAGAAACCCCATCTCAATCACCTACTCCTACTAATCAGTGCGCAGGAGGTAAAAGAAAGAAGTCCAAAAAAAGAAAGTCCAAGCGTAGCAAGTCCAAGCGTAGCAAGCCCAAGCGTAGCAAGCCCAAGCGTAGCAAGCCCAAGCGTAGCAAGCCCAAGCGAAGCAAGTCCAAAAAGAGCAAGTCTGGGCGCAGATCTAAGAAACGTTAAGTTTAAATGAAATTCTATATGATATTCTATCTTTTAAACAAAGTTTAAATGAATTCTAGATGAATTCTAGATGACACTCCCACATATATCTATTAAATTTCAAATCTACTATCATTTTGTATTCTTTACCTGAAATATCATATTCATGTAAATGATGTGAATCCTTTGGAAAAATATATTCTAATTGTTCCTTATTACTATATTCTTTATTATTTCTTGTAATGTCTATTTTATAATTTGAAATATATTTACATAAATGCGTTAATAACGGACCTTTAGACTTACTACTAGAATATCTCCAGTTAACGCATTTATTAAAATAATAATGAGTTGTATGAACTAATGTATCTAAATAATCTTTACATTCTTCACTATCACATTGTAGTGATTTATAAAGTTTGAATTCTTTATCAGATGCTAAAATAGGTAAATTTTCTATCATCTTTTTAATACTATCCTTATCAGATGTAGTATTACATTGAAAGCGATAAATATCTTCCAACGATAAATACCCTTCATCGTTTGAATTTTCATTTTCACCATGTTCCAAGATAAACTTTTTAAAATCTTGATAATCATTATAATATTGGTTAGAAATTTTCTCTCTTTGTCTTTTGCGAATCATAATAGTTTTACTAATCATATCACTTTCTAAAGCAGATAACTCTGAAATAAACTCTTTAAAAAATGTCATATGAATTATGTTTGGTAGCCTCCTATCAATCAATCTGAAATAACCGCCATATCTATCTTGTAACTTACTATAAGTATCTAATAGTATATCATGACCACCGTATCTTAGATTTAATGATGGTATATGATTCATAAAATCATTTCCTAATAAGAAACACATAAAAATATAATCATCAATGATTACAGATTCTTTTACGATTCGCTGTAAATGAAATGATTCTAACAAATGTTTTTTTAGTGAATCAATTTTCAAATAAATATATTCGCCCTCTGTATTTTCAATATTATAATCCGTTGTTTCTCTGAGTAATACAATGTTTGGCTTACTAGAAACTAGTGATAATTGTATTAAATCCGCATCCAAACCATAAATGCATATTTTACCTTTCAGATTATTATTTAATATATAATGTAATATTTTATGTTCTCCTTCACCTCTATTATCGCTATCGTCCAGTATAATATTTCCATGTTTAGAAAATTGATTTCTCAAACGGATATTTAACTTATTCATGAATTTAGTACCAGGGGAAATTGCGTTTGTGTTCCACGAGGATTCTGTATTGTATTTTCGTTCTAATGCGGATTTATGTCTTCTCATTCTTTGTTGTCGCATTTTCATTTTTGGCGCAATACCATCAATCGCAATATAGATTGTATCTTTTACTCCCGTATATTCTATTAATTTATCTATTTCATTTAATATTTTGTTTATAATTTCATTTTCATCATTTAATCCTCTCGCACATGGATGAATTAAACAATTCAGATCAAAAAAAAGATGATTAATATCATCATAAATATCTTTATGTAAAATAGTGTCACCATAATCTGAAATTAAAGTTTTGAAATAAACTGGGATACCCATTTTCAATAAACTTAATAGTAATACTAGACGTATCTTTAAACAGAAATTAGAGTATAGAATAAATTTAGTTTATTGTTTATTACACTTTCCACGTAAACACTCATTACATGCTTCTTCTGTCGTCAGCCAAGCCTCGCAACATTTACCCTCCCCTCCTTGGAATTTTCCATTATCGTCCATAAACCCCGGAACAGGTGTCGCGTCTTCACACACATCTGGACAAAGTCCAGCTTCATTCGGTACACAGATTGGTTGAGGAGGAGGCGATGGTGATGGTGATGGTGATGGTGATGGTGATGGTGATGGTGATGGTGGTATAATACATTTACTTCCTTTACTACAAAAGTAATGATCCGGAATCATATATCCGGGTGGAGCACTGTGTGGGCCGTCAGTATCCCCATTACATAAATAACCTATATTCGGATTATCTGTATCTAATTCTCTAAATTTATGACCACAATTTAATTTAGCCCTGATATCGGTGGATGCTTTATTCCAATTATCCCTATCCACACCTCTTATGATTGACCGGCCGTAGTCTCTATAATAACTGCAAGGCATATCTTTGGGAACTGATCCACGATAATACTTTAGACCACTCGCAGGTGGGCAAACAGGGTAACATGTTCCATCAGTATCATCTTTTAATTGACCTTCTGGACAGTCTAGGCATGTATTATCACTCGAATTAGTAACTTTACCTATCTCTTCACAAGTTTTTCTTCTACAATAATTCTTCTCATCCCAACCACCTATATGTAGAACACAGCCTCTCCCCTGAGTATCTATATCACCATCTCCACAATGACTACTTTGTTCGTCTAAATTACTTATCTTATTTGTTGTAGGGCACCCACCTGTTCCAGGAGTATAAATATCGAATAATCCTCCTTCAATATTTTTTGAAGTTGTATTGTGCAACAAAAATAACAACAATAACAGTAATAAAATTAAACTTAAATTCATTATATTTAATATATTATATTAATTTATTATTATTATTAATATAATAATAATAAATTAATATAATATATTTCTATATCAGTTTCATATAAATGTTTAAAATACATGAAACCCAAAATGTATAAGAAAAGATAAAAGATATATTCGCAGGTATTCATTATATAAATCGTTAGTTTTCAAGCTAAGAATTAATCAAATTTTAAAAGTGAATTTTTTTCTCATATTTTTTTCTTTCTTTTTGTCTTTATTTTTTATCTTGGATCTTTTGCCCAAATGTTTAAAATACCGATAAGATAAATTATATTGTTGTGATTTCTTATCTTTTAAAACTTCTAAACGAACTTTCATGATCATAGCAACTTGCCATATTCTCTTATGTGTATATTTATCATTCTTATAAAGTCTTTCTAGCTTTTGAATAGTATTTTTAACATCTTGAAGAGTAGTATATTTAATATGAATTGTGTCTGCCGGATTTTTATCTATATAAACATCAAATGATTTTTTAGGATTATTTGGATTATATAAAAATCTTTTTCTGATACTCTTTTTGCCCCCCTTTTGTTTCTTATAACAATCTCTATAAGGAGCGCAACTACTACGCATGGTGAATCCTCTAGGATTTTTACACTTTTCTTTAGAGAATTTTCTAGGTAATTTAAAAGTTTTCTTATCTTTTTTGCGGAAACATATTTTATCCTTATTATCATGATTACAACATTCTTTCATATATTATCTTAATTTAAAAAGATTTTATGAATTGTTAATATGAAATTTTTATTTAAGAATACAAATCTTGATGATGATTTGGTTTATTTAAAAGATGAAAAAATACAGAGTGAACTATGCGAAAGATTAAACAATACAAAGACGCTGATTGACGATTTTCCAAAAGAATGGGAACTTGTTAAGAAAAATATCCATGATTACGAATATATTTATACATCAAACTATAGGAATAATATAAGTAAGTTATCACCAATTAGTCGTTCATATTTTAAACTAACTGAAATATATTATGATTACAATATTTTAAACAATAAATTGAATAATAAAATAGTGTGTTTGGCAGAAGCACCTGGTGGATTCATACAAGCCATAACTCATTTACTACCATCAGATAAAATTATTAAAATATATGGTAATTCATTGCAAAGTGAAATTAAAAGTGTACCAAAATGGAATACTAGATTAATTAATAATGAAAAGATATCATTTTATAATGGAATAAATGATGATGGAGATTTATATGATTTTAAAAATGTATTATCACTCATTAAAAAATATGGGAGAGAATCTGTGGATTTGGTGACAGGTGATGGTGGATTTGATTATTCATTTGATTATAGCAAACAAGAGATTAATTCATATAAATTAATATATTCTGAAATATTTATAGCACTCAATGTTCAAAAGAAGGGGGGTAACTTTGTATGTAAGATATTTGATATATTTCACAAAGAGACAATCTTATTATTATCTATCTTAATACGTTCTTATAATAGTGTTTATATACATAAACCATGTGTAAGCAGAAACTCAAATTCTGAAAAATATATTATATGTAAAAATTACAAAGGTTATAATAGTGATATTATTAATATATTATGTCGTGGATTTGGAAAATCTTTTGATATTCCTATATCAAAGGATTTATTAGATGAAATGATGAATGTAAATAAATTATACTGTAATAATCAGATAAAAAAGATACAAGAGGGTATAGAACTAATCCGATCTAAATGTTTTAATAGTGAACCATGCGAGAATCAAATTAGATTATCTTATGAATGGTGTAAAAGATACAAAATCAAAATGAATGATAGATGTAAATATCTTAAAAAGCACAACTTCCAACTTGTTGACTAATTGGTCTCGAATATGTTTCATTATTCTTTTTGGATGCGCTAATCCCGTTGAAAAACATTCCTCCATTGATAACCCTATCATCTTTAGCTTCCGTTAATTCCATGTCTTTATACATGCCTACACTGTTAAGAGCATAACATTTTTGTGGATCGCTTATTAGTGAAGGTGGTATAAGTTGGAGACGAGTATTATCTTCACAAAATTGATTACCATCTTTATCTTTATAACACCTATCACTCGTTAAAGGTTCTGATTTAGCAGATGTTTTTCCATTGTATTGATTATTCTTATCAAAGAATGCTCCAATATTGGTTAATTCATTTTTAATATCAGCATTGTAAAACTTAGGATGTTCGGATACATTTTCATCGGTCCATGATTGTTCTGATTTATCATTATTAAGTTCAAATTTTCTTAATTCTTCTGTTCCAGAAGGATTTCCGGATAATCTATCTTTTCTATAGAAATCGGGTAAATACAATCGTTCTTTTGTCATGTTAGAAGGCGTGTCCTTTCTTCTAATAAATCTTAGATCTCTCTCTCCATTTGGTTTAAACTTATTATCGTTGTTAAGAGGGAACGGGGATTTACCTTCACTTAATTTCTTAACCCCTCTGCTAATTTGTGGATAAGGAAATTCTTTGATTAGCTGAGTTTTATCAACATAAGTTGGCTCTTGAATATCTTCTTGAGTTGGTTCATAATTATTGATTATTCTGTTAACCGAATTCTTTAACGGTCTTTCTACATAATCTGTTACATAATTACATGCTTTCTTGACTTTAGATTTAATTTTTGATTTGAATTCAGGTTTACTTAGCAAAAATAAACCGACTATAAAAATAGCAACAAGTAGTATATTATCCATTTAATACTATAATAAATATAAATATTTTTTATTTAATGAATATTTTAACCAAATGTATTTTCTGATGAATATGTAACATATAAAAATCCATCTTCATCATGATGTTCATCATAAACTTCGCCTATAGTAGTATTGCTCGGGCATAATGTACTATTAATCATTAAAAATATTGCTTGAGATGGATCTAATTTAATACGCTTTCTGATAATAAATGTAAATTGATGCATGCTTAAATCTTTTGGTACTAAATATTTTCTTTTATCTATATCTTGAAATGTACATTTTTCATTCTTTTCAACTATAATTGGTATTCTTGATGGATATTTTTTCATAATTTTAACTGCCTCACTAGATCTATCATCTAAAGTAAATTCATCTTTAAATCCCATTTATTATATTATAACATAATATTTAAAGTTATATGTCTTAAATATTAAAAATAAATGTTGTGTGTTCAAATTTTAAAAGATGATACTATGAAAGAGGTTAAAGTTAAGGGTAATAACATTTTAAAAACTCTGAACAAATTATCTATTAATAATGATAGTATTAGTGAATTATATACATGGACCTATGAAAATATTACAACTAAATGTTATGGATCTTATGATGGTGATGCAGGGTTTGAAAATAAACATGAACTACCACCCAATGGTATTAGCACTTTTTTAGAAGAAGATTCATCAGAGAAATTACTATTCGGAGATATTTTCATATTGCGATTTGAAGGGGATAAATTAATAAATACAAGTATCTCTGATTATGGTGAATTTTATAATTTAATATTTAATGATTTTGATGATTGTCTAAGTGATGAAGAAGAACAATCTGAATGTACCGACGAAGAATATATGTCACATGATTCTGAAACAGATGAAGAATATGAATTTATAACAGAAGACTCTGATGATAATTTAGAAATTGATACTACAGAATATTAAAATTTGATTTAAAATTTATAAGATATGTATCAATATTAACATGAATAGTAGTTACAAAGATGAAATCCGTAATAAATGTGTTAAAATGCTATATAAACATTTAGAAGATGAAAAAAAATCCAGATTAATTGAAAAAGATATTTATAATTCAGTAATAGATGATTCAAAAAAGAAAAATATTAAAAGATCATGGGGATGTATCGTATTTAAATCTTTATATCTTTCTCGTATTCGAAGTTTATATTCTAATATAAAAAGCGATTCCTATATTCAAAATTTAACTTTCAAATATCGGATCTTAGAAGATGATATTAAGAGTGATAGTATCTCAAAATTGTCTCCCTTGGATATATTTCCAGAAAGATGGAAAATATTAATAGAAGATAAAATGAAAAAAGAAAAACTGCGTTATGAATTAAAACCAGAAGCTATGACAGATATGTTTAAATGTAGAAGATGTGGTAGTCGTTCTTGTACTTATTATGAAATGCAAACAAGATCAGCAGACGAACCAATGACTCAATTTATTACATGCTTAGACTGTAATAATCATTGGAAACAGTAAATTAATATTTGCGACCTTGACCTAAACCGTTAGGATCATTCAACATATAATTACAACCCTCTGGCCCACAATTTAGGATAGTTCTAACCGGTAAAACTGTATTGTCAGTACATTTTGTACATGCGGTAACAGCTTCTTGTGCTTTGGTAAATTCTATCATTAATTGATCGGCATTTTCTGTTAAATAATTGCGATATTCCCAGCTTCCTCTTCCCTTAGCTAATCCATTATTTAACAAGCAGTTTTGACGGTAATCAGTAAACATTCTACCATCTGACATACGAGCGGGAAAGTCTAATTCAACATTATCGGTAACTTTCATTGAATCCATCTGTTCCATTTATATATAGAAAGAATATAAAAAAAAAATATAAATTTATTTATCATTATCTAAAATTCTTTGAACTAATTTTGTTTTATTACCAGATACAGGTAAATTTTTTTCTATTAGAATATCTTTTAATTGAGAAACAGTCATGTTTTTATAATCATCACCACTTATGTCTATAATTTTATCCGTAGTTTCACTTTTATTTTCATCAGATATATCTTTCAACATTTCATCAATACTGAAAGATTCTAATTCAGCTGGATCGGATGGAGTTTCTTTTTTATCTTCTGTTAGGATATTATCATCTTTCATTTGTTTGTCTATATCAGACCATTCATTATCATCCTCTGGTAAACTCTTGGGTAAACCCTCTGGTAAAACCTTGGGTAAATCATCTGGTAAATCCTCTGGTAAACCCTCCGGTAAAACCTTGGGTACTCCTTGTGAAACTTCATGTATATTTTTATCTGCAATTTCTTCAATTAATCCCTCCTCTGGTGATAATGATTCATTTATATTGTTAATCATAGGCTCCATTTGAATATTAAATTTGGGTAGCTCTTGTGGAGCATGTTTCTGTTGTGGCATCTGTCGTGGTTGTAATTCTGGTTGCGCATCCATTTTTAATGAATCTCCAGAGTATATAAAATCGTTTAATTTCGATAATTTATATTCAAATTCAAGCAATTGATTTTTTATTTTAATATTTTCATAATAAAAATAACCAGCAACTAAAATGATTATTCCAATTACTAATAATAATTGAACTATATTTGAATCAAAAGAGAGTTCGGCGGACATTATTTAATATTTATTTTAAAAAAGTTAATCTATTTAAACTTAAAGATAATACATTTTTAACATTATAAATGGAACCAAAGAAAAAGAGAGGTAGAAAACCAAAAAATAATGTTATTGTGAATGAAAATCCTAAATTTGATCATGAAAAGGTAGATAATTTAATATCATCATTAAATGTTAAAAATGAAAAATCTCAATGTTTGGTAGATGAATATACAGGAATAGATAGTTATACAAATCACCAGGTCGTTAGCGGTAATGAAAATAAGAGCTTATGTTGGAATTGCACGAATCACATAGAAGAAAATATTAGTTATCCTATAAATTATATAAATGGAATTTTTTATATGAATGGTAGTTTTTGCTGTTATCCTTGTGCTGGGAGATATTTATTTGATACTTATCATGGTGAAGATTTATTTAAAAAATATAGTCTCTTAAATTTATATTATAATAAAATAACCAATACACGTTCCAAAGTAAAGATAGCTCCTGAAAAGATACAGTTAGATATTTTTGGCGGAACTCTAACACATCAAGAATATATAGATAAATCATCTACAACAAATATACAGAATGGATTTATACCCCCTTCAATTTATATTAATCATAGTTATTCTAAGACACAAATAAAAGAAACAAATGTATTTAAAATGTATCGCAAGAAGAGTCAAAATCAAAATAAGATCTTTAAGGAGATTGAAATGGAAGAAGCAAAAATTTGATTATATTACTTAACGAACATTAAGTAAGAAAAACATCGTATATTGCCAAAATGCCTTGTAGTATCTGCCGACAAAGTGGTCACAACAGATCAACATGTCCTCAAAGAAGAACGAATCAATCTCATACTCAATCTCATACTCATACTTTATTCAGTTTACCTATTCAATTTACACCAAGAAGGCGAACTACTCCACCTCTTTCAAACCCACCAAACAGAAGATATGAATTATTATCAAAATTCAGAAGCTCTGTAAAAAACTTGATTAATTTTCAAAGATTTGTGAAATCAGTATATATTAAAGATTCTAACAAAGAAGAAGATATTCGCATAGTTTATCGACATTGGCTAAGAGTAAAAACTCTGAAATGTCACTTGTCTGATAGCACGGATAATTATTGGCTCCGAAATATCTACTATTTGCCAAGGAGCAAGTATTATTCTTCGGATGAATATCCTGTCCCGGTCTCCCAACTACTCTTAATTTTCGGCACAATAAAGAATTCCTGTTTGATTTATCATATGCAAAACACAAGCGAGACACCACAAATTAAAGACGATAAAAGATTAGTCAAACTCTTTAATCTAAAAAGTGAAAACTATCTTGTTTATTGGGTTATGGGAAACTATATGGTTGAAGATATAGATAGTAGAGAAAATGCTATTAGCTACATGGGTCTTTTACCAAAAGGAGGGTCTTTTAAACTAAAAACAATGATAGGTCATAGATTTTACCTTGTTCCACATAAATTTAATTACGAACCACCATATCATCCTAGAACAGATAAAGAATTCTTTATTGATCCTTATGTTCAGATTAATATTCACGATAAAACAGAAGAAACCATATATATCGATGAAAAAGATAGTTTGTCTGAACTTAATAAATGGAAATTTAATGCTCTAAAACTGGATTACTTAATCAGAGAAATGATTAAGCTTGGAGCTAAAAACAACGATGTATTAGAGTGTATTTTAGATTTACATGAAGATATTAAATTAGACGATGTATCCGAAGTAGAAAAAGATATTGCTGGCATTCCATCCACAATGACAAATATTACTTAATTCAGTAAAAGTATAAATCTTATTCGATATTAATTTTTTTTAATCTCGATAATGTACTTTGTAATTCTTCAATTGTTGGTGGTTCAAATTGATTCGGATCTCTTTTTATCTTAGGTTTCTGAATTGGTTTACTTTTTTTTAGTATAACATTTTGTAAATCAGAGGCTTTTATCTTGGGTACTATGTATGATTTTTTATTCGGATCATTTAAATTGGGTGGTGGAGGGGGTGGCGCAGGTATTTTACCATGAGCTATTTTACCATGAGGTATTTTACCATGAGGTATTTTACCATGAGGTACATTGCCATCCAGAACCCTCTGTCTATCAACTGCTTCTTTAGGAACTCCCATTTTAATCATTTTCTCATATTTATCTTCTTTCGTTGCTTCGCGAATTTCATGAATTTCATCTATAAATGAATATTCTTTTAAATGAGTCGGTAATCTAATTTTAGCTTGTAATAAATTCCATTGAAACCATATATTATCTTCATTTAACCACAAACCTTCTAATTCAATAATAAAATTACCATAACTATAATTGTTTATATCTTCTATTGTATTTTTGAATTCATCAAAAAGTACAGTATTTTCGCTAATCTTAAGACGCAAACAATCGTTAAAATCTGTTCTCTTTAAAAACTCATTCACAATATAATCATATTTATATTTTTCATAAACTGTATCATAAATATATTTTAAATTAGCATGAAATACTTTTTGTGAATTATCATTTTCTATATTTTGAAATGTAATATCTATAATACTTTTATTGTTTTGAGTGCTATTAATACCATAAGGCGTAAATAATAATGGTGTTTGAAAGATACATTTATGATATATTTTATCCTTTTTTAATCTTATAGGGACAAATGTAAATTTTTCCGAGTATTTTAATGGTTTTTTTATGAACAATTGATAAGATTTGAATCTTTCACTATGATGAATAATCATTCCACTGTTATAAATATTTAAATATTACTTAAATATATTTTCCGTATAAAAAATAAATATGTCAGAAGAAGATTGTGGTATTTGTGGATTAGAATTGAGCGAAAAATTTAGTTATGAGTTAAATTGTAAGCATGTTTTTCATTATGAATGTTTAATGAAATCATTTAATAATACTTCATATAACAAGAAATGTAGTAATATTTGTCCCTATTGTAGGTCTAATTCACCACATTTACCTTTGATTAATGGATTAAAAAAGGTTATCCCAGGGGTCCACTGTGGTATTTCAAGCTATGAGATAGAACCACTCAAAAAAGAATTAAAAGAAAATTACAGTCATAAATGTGAATTTACATTAAAACGAGGAAAAAATAAAGGAAATCATTGTGGTAAAACATGTGTATTGGGTTATGGATATTGTAGATCTCATTTAGAACAAATGAAAAAGAAACATGGAAATTTGATTTCAGATTTATCTTTACCAATATCAAATATTGGCGATAACAATCAATCAGAAAATGCCATACAAGGTGATAGTAATGACACCTGAAGAAATTAAAAGTCTTGAAAGACGAAGAGAATCAGAAGAGGAATGTTGTAATAAAATTAAAGCTTGTATCGGTTTATCAATATTAATATTCTTATGTGTTTATTTAATATGCTTGATAACTATGATAGTAATCCAGAGATTAGAGGGAAATATATAATTATTTAAAGTAAATTGACGTAATATGTATTGTTATCACATGGATTGCAGTATCTGCTTATCGCCTTTAAAAAATCAAAAAACTTATAAACTATCTTGTGGTCATGAATTTCATCTGAAATGCTATCAAAATTGTGTTTATAGTAATAATTGTAATATTTTTATCAAATGCCCTCTTTGCCGAGAATTAAATATTAATACAGAAAAACCATATGATAATTCATATGATAATTTAAAAATTTGGACATGTCTAGAAAGATGTAAATGTACGACTAAGAGTGGAAAAAGATGTAAAAAACGTGCTATTCTGTTAAATAATGGTAAATGTAGTATTCATCAAAAACCATTATCAAAAGATAAATATGATTTAATGTGTGATTTATTGTATTATTTAATACAAAGTAATAATATTACTTCTACAAAG